ACGCTTTACGTTCTCAGTAGATGCGATTTGTTCAATTAGGAGGTTTCTACCCTCTAGTGTATTCAAGTCCATGAATTACCTTTGATATGTTGTGATTTTAGATGGTTTATTTAGTAGTGGATTAACGGTTCTGTAAACAAGGTAACCAAACGCATCACTCATGTGAGTTAGCATAGGATCATCAACTTCTGGCTTATCTGTGCCTTCCTTGTAGCTCACCGATTCTAAATCCTTAATCAAGTTTTTGAGTTTGGAGTCTATGACCACCTTTTGTTTACTTAATGCTCCATTAACAGCGGCATATCTGTCAACTCGAAAGGGGTTTGTAGCTGTTTTCACGTTAAAACCGTAGTCTTTTAATATCTGAATATCTGACCTGGAGGCGTTAGATGTTGCCTTCTTACCAGTAGAGTCGGGAACTATTGTTAGTTTTTGACCGTGTCTTGAAATTAGCTCTCTACACACTTTTTCAGTGTTTGAGCCTGGTGAGGTGTCGAATATCTCATCTATAATATGCAGTACACCATCAATTACTTGACCAACTACGGCTGACATTTTGTGAGGGTTGAAATCCATTCCTACCCATAATGGATAATTTGGGTGTTTTTTAATAGGGGCACAGTTAATATCAGAATTAAAAGAATAATAAATCCTACCACTCGTAACATTGACGAACTCACCGTTTAATTCTTGCTGGATTAATTTCTCGTCATATTGAGTAAGAAGGGTATCCACATAGCCATCTGGAAGGTGATGATTGAATTGAGTTTTAGCTTTTACATAGTGATAGAGTTTAGGGTTGTGATTGTCGCCATCGGGGTGAAAGTAATGGTACAACCAGTTAAACCCTTTGGGTGTTGTTGTAAAGAGAACATCTAACTTCCCACGCTTATCCCTTAACCTACCTGACATAACCTCAAAGGCTTCTTCTTTATTATATGCAACCTCATCACCCCACCATTCACCAACCTCTATACCTCTATGGTTGTCAAAATTATCCAAACCAAGACAAAGAAACTGCTTTTTATAACCCACAGTTAATAGAGATTTTTGCTGATTATACGAGAAGGGAATACCCCAATCCACATAATTCTTAAACAGTGATGCGAGTGTTGCTTTTTGAAGCTGACCGTAGGTGTTTGCTGTAATTAAACCTAATGAGTCCGATGAGTCTCTAAATTTTTTAATAGTCCACGGTGAGCCAGTGTGTGATTTACCACTACCAATTCCACCTAGTAGTAAAACAAATTTATACTGATCTAATAAGTCGAGTGTATCGAACTGATAACTAAGAAGACTCTGGTTTGTCACGATAAAAACCTATGTCCGGCATTACGATCTCACCACTATGCTCTAATTTAGTCTTATCTCCATATGTCTCGTGGAATCTTGTTTTAAGTGCGAAAATTAAAAGTGTCGTGTCGATCGCCTTTACATTAAGCCCTTTAACATCATTTCCTGATATTTTAGCCACCAATCTTTGCTCGAGGAATATCTGAGCCTTATTAAATGCCACACCCTTGGCTTCTTTCCATTCTGGGTGCCGCCCTTCCCAGTCATACATTGTTGTCTTTCCGACATTAACAACAGCACCGAATGACTCATAGGACAAACCCTTACTCATGTGCTCTATAAGTCTCTCTGGGTAAGATTCATCATATTTAGATGCGCTCATTCTTTAATACCGTTCGGTTCCGCGTCATCATCTCTCTCTACCCTTAGTTCAGCATAAGTCTGACCTGTTGCCTCTAGCGTGGCTTTATTTCCGGTGTACTCTTCCCAACGCTTTATAATCACATCACAGTATTTTTCATCTAGTTCCATGCCGTAGCATTTACGGTTGGTTTTCTCACAGGCGATTAATGTGGAACCGGAGCCGAGAAATGAATCAATAACAAGGTTTCCAGACTTGCTAACATTTCCAATATAATAAGAAACCAAATCAACAGGTTTGCTTGTTGGGTGGTTTTCAGACCTTGACGGTTTATCGAAGTCGTAGACGCTTGTTTGTTTCCTATCGGCGTACCAATTATGCGCAGCCCCTTTTTTCCAACCGTAATGTATAATCTCATGTTTTGGGTGGTAGTCATGTCTCGACAAGCAAAGACTAGATTTATTCCAAACCAAACCGCTTTGGTAATGAAGGTCATTGTCCTCACAAGCCTGTATGAACTTTCTCACCTCTTTATCTATCGGACTACATATATAAAAAGCACCACCGGACTTAAGGTTTGCTGTTGAAAGAGCTAATGAGTCTGTAAGTAACTCCTGTAAATCACCGTCCTGCAAGTCATCGTTTTTAACAACAAGACCATCTGTTCTTCTGTTTCTTGCCTTGGCTTGCTCCGGTGTTTCAAACCCTAAACTTATCCCATAGGGCGGGTCAGTAAAAACCATATCAGCCTTTTCCCCCGCCATTAACTTATCCACATCATCAATCATTGTGCTATCACCGCACATAGCTCTATGATTCCCCAGGAGCCAAACATCACCCCGCCTAGTAATCGGGTGTTCAACTTCGGGGACAGCGTCCTCATCTGACTGAGGGTCTAACCTATCAAGCGGTTCAACCTCGAAGTCTTTTAAGCCGAGCATTTCAATATCAAGCTCAGGACCTAGATCGATAATATCAGTGTTAATTTGCCCCAGGTCTAATATTGACCATTCAGCTATGGCGTTATGACTAACAACAAAGGAATAGAATTGCTCCTCTGATTCAAACTCCTGGTAAATAACAGGAACCTCTACCATGCCTAACTTCTTAGCGCATTCCCACCTACCGTGACCACACGCGATACGATTAGTTCCCCTTTGAACAATTAAAGGATCTCGAAATCCCTGATACTCAATCAATTTACACAGCCTATCGATTTGCTCAGGCGAGTGTGAGTTCATATTCTTTTCGTAGGGGATTAATTCGTTGATGTTAACTAACTGGATTTCTTTTGATCTAATCTCGGTGGAACCTGATTCCATATCTACTCCCTAAGAGTTTTTAACGTAGTATTTAGTCTTTAGTTTTTTACCCCTAAAGTCAACAATGTAGATTCTAGTCACTTGAATACAGGTAGCAGGTTTCAAAGGTGACCCCGTTGATGTTCTGAAATTCGGTGATAAGACATTCCTTGTATCCATATCTGACATCTTTTGAAGGTGTAATAACGCATTGAGAAAGTACAATAATGAGTGCCACATACCTAAGCCTCATAAAGCTGTCCATCTACAACGCATCTATTGTTTATAATCGGAACCTGTTGAACGTGATACTCCCTGTCGTCTATTAGGTTTACTATAGAGAAACACTTTTGCCAGTTCTCGTGACCTTTAGCATACGAGAAAACCCTCTTGTGCTCTTGAGTTTCATCTACGGAACCCAGCCACCCATTGAACCAGGCGTTGTATAGTTCACCACTATGTCCAGTAACAGCAGCGTGTTGCATACGATGAGTACAGCCGTAGATATGTGAAGAGTCGAGTTTTTTAAGTAGTGAAGTTCTAGCACCATTAACACCGTAAGATGGTGGAGAATGTTGAATAAACAAATTACTATCATGTACTCTATAGGCATCGTTATACTCCAAATAATCTATTTCAAATCTTTCTAGCTCCATGAAGTTTTTAAGACTCAATAACCCCCAAACCATAGGGGCATTGTTTAATATAAAGCGATCTAATCTCCATTCGTGGTTCCCAAATATAAATGTAATTTTACAGTTGAAGCGATTTCTTAGGTGTTCGATGAACTCTCTTCCCCAGATCAGTTCATCTTCTAGCTTTTGTTGAATATCGGGGTGTTTAGCACCGTGGCTATTAATGGAGTAAAAATCTAAAAGGTCACCATTAATTATAATTTCATCTACGTTTATATCTTTAGCAACATCGAGAACTAAACCTCTACCCTCTATGGTTATTAGCTTTGAATCATGGAAGGGCGCATGAACATCATTGAGAACCAATATCCTTTTCGAGTTCAATTTTAGCTCCCTTCTAACTAAGTTCGGCTAAACATAATTTCAAAGGTGGGTAGTCATTACTAATGAGATAGATTTCTATTTCCCCTGACACTAACTTTTGAAGATACTTCTTCCTGTTATCAGAGAATTGATTGAATGAGATATACACCTTTTCTTTTTTCTTAATCACAAATTAAAGTTTCAAGGCATTAAATAGGTATGTCAAATTAGATTACTTGAGTGGTCTTATCCATTTATTAGATAAATCACTAAACTCAAACCCCCTGGACTGTAGCTCACCCTCTAATTTATAATTGACCACAAAATCATTCAGTGACCAACCCTTCTCTATATGATGAAACCTGCATAGGGTCCAAACATTAACGGGAACATCGTTATCAGGGTTTCCAGCGTAGTTTTTTATATGATCTCCCTCACCTGGGTCACCACAAACTATACAAGGTTTCCCACGATGAGATTTAGCCAATTCTTTATTTCTCGCCATTAATTAAGTACACGTTTATAAAACTCAGCCAGCTTCTGAGGGGCAATCCAATGTGAGTCGATAAAGAAATCCTCTGTTAATAGTGCTATATCCATTCCA